AACTTCTGTTTTTGATAACTTAATCTTAGAACTGCCCGGGGTTGCACGTGATCCCCCTACGACTGTTGGAACCTTATTAACATTCTTCTGCTTAAATTTCTCAGGAAATTCTGAGCGTATTCTTGCATCAAGTTCATTATAATATTCATCCGAATCTTCGTTAGGTACAATACCATCATCTACTAATTCTTTGTGAATAACTAATGCTGCCTGAGACATGATTCTGTCTGAAGTGTCCGTACCACCAAACCATCTATTTCTTTTTTGCCATTCAACTGCCTTACGGTCAGGAGCTGGCGCATATTGGTTAGGTTGTTTTGGAGTTTCAATAACAGGATCAGGTGAAGATTGTTCGTTGGGTTTTTGAATTTGAGATTGTGCTCTAGCTTTGTATTGTTGAGCTACAAGAGTCTCAGCTTTTACGCTTGCGAGTGTATCTTGTGCATTGATCTCTTCATCAATGTTGCCATTTTCTTTAGCAATCTTCAAAGCAGATAGGGCTTGTTTTTCTTGACTCTCTAATTTATCAATATAATTGGAAATAGCACTTAACTCATTGTCTTTGTTTTTGTCTTCAAGTTTTCGTGCTTGAGAATGCCATGAAGCTTTATCTTGCTCTGCAGCTTTTAACTTTTCTTCAAGTTCCTTCTTTTGTGCAACAAGCCGCTTTATCCGTTTTTCAGCGCGCTTGCCAAATACTTTCTTTGAATCTTCAGTATCTTCTTCCTCAGCTTCTGGTTCAGTTTCAGTAGGTTCTTCAGATGTTTCTTTTTCTTCTTCCTCTACTTCGTCCGTCTCTTCAGCTACGGTTTCTATTCCTGTGACTGGAGTCTCAGTATTATTTGACTCTTCAGGAGTATCTCCTTCATTTTCAGATAAGTCTATTATAACCTCATCGGCTTCTTCAACTGTATCTTCTATTCGTTCGTCTATCATATCAGACCTTTCCTTGGGTGCGACCCACGTTTAACGCTATCTACTATTGATTAGTATGCTGTAATTTTACAACATATTGTAGCAGAATGCAAGGGTTATTTTTATTTTAGTGAAATTTTGTCGGGATCTGGAACAAGTCCAATTACTTCATCATCATTAATGATTACATAATCTTCTTCGTCATATCTAAGTTTACTTCCAACATACTTACCAGTAAGCACCCAATCTCCTACATCACACCATTTTTGGGACTTATCCTCATAACAATCAGGCCCCATTGCAACAACTTGTGATATATTAGTGGCTAACTTTTGATGATGTTTAGTCTCATCAACTAAAATAATGCCCCCTGCTGTCTTCTCTTGAAGTTCTCTAGGCTTAAGCAATATCCTAAAACCAGCTGGTGTTGGTAAACTATTTTTCTTTTTTGACATATTATTCTCCTGTTTCTTGTTTAATCATCTTTACATACTCTTGATGAAAACGATCTTTCATATCAGCTAATGTTTGTCCAACACCAACTAAATATCTATAAGTTGCAAAATCTTCAGCCGCTCCGCCAACTACTTGTTGTTGGTTTACTTCGATAGCTTCGGTAAGTATTGCATCTACTTTTTCTTTAAATGTACTTGCGTTCATATATTCTCCTGTAAGGGGGCAAGTTAAAGTTATTTAATCTTAATTGTCTTTGGTTTCTTTTCTTCTGGTACAATCTTTTCTAGTTGTATAGTAAGCATACCATTTACTAGTTCTGCTCCATTCACAACCACATCATCAGCAAGGCAAAAGCTACGAGTAAAAGCGCGCTGAGATATACCTTTATGCGTAAGTTCCTTAGCTTTCTCTTTATTCTTTGTTGTAGTGTAGTCATAATTAGATTTAATGGTTAATGTATTATCAGCATAGGTAACTTCAATATCTTTCTTATCGAAGCCAGCTAAAGCCAGTTCAATTATATAATTAAAGTCATCTGTTTTTCTGATATTGTAAGGTGGATAACTCGGAGCGTCCATTTGTATGGAGTGGAGTTTATCTAAGAATGAATCAAAGCCAACAGTAAAAGGTCTGTATGGTTCCCAATTCATTAGGTTAAGTGTCTTGATCATAATAATTTCCTTTCAAGCAAAATTAATTTAGACCCCATTTGGCGGTCAAACTAATTATATAGAAATTACTTCACATTGTCAAGTAGCTTAAAGTATGTTTCTTGATAGTCGTTAAGATCCGCAAAGTTCTTTATTCTATTGTCATTAATACAAAGCTGTTCGTATAATTTTTTATTGTCTAACCACTCTCTGCCAGTCCAAAACTCAAAGCCATCATATTTAGATTTATACATGCTGCTATTTTCATAAGCGTATGACAGATAGTATTTATCATAACCATTATCTAAGGCCCACTTTATTTCATAAAGCGTAGCAAATGAACCCATACCTAACTTAGGATCTTCATAGTCCCAAGCAAATTGTCCTGTAACTAAATGTTTATTAAATGTAATTAGTTCTGTAAAAGCTATAGGTTTATCATCTTGATAGTATACAAAGTATTTCCAATCAATTGGATCATCACGATAAAACTCTTCACTTTCTTCTTCGTTATTTGTTTCATGAAAGTTTTTATATCTTACATATTTTTTGTAAATGCCAGCTAACGTATCTTCAAGTTCATCGGTTAACTTGTTAAATATTTTTACAGATATATTATCTTTTTTTAATTTATATCTTTTGTTTTTATTAAATTTAAATTTAGTTAAATCTAATCTAGCTCCCCTGGCATTAATCCAAGTCTGTCCATCTAGTTTAGTATGATACCAAGATAAAGGAATCCATCCATTATCTAAAGCATAATCATATTCATCTAAATCAAACTTAGCTAATATTAAAGAATATATTAAATCGTAATTAGTTAACTTACCAGCAATGTGGTCAAAGAATATTTTCACTTCTCACGTTCAAATTGTGTCATGTAAGAATCATCAGTCCATGAATCTTCACGAGTATTCTCCACCGTGTAAAAGTTTTGATCAATTAAATATCCAGGATTTTCTTTTATACGCTCTTCCATATATGCATCATCATACCATATAATTCTATTGTTTGGATATGCAAAGAAGTTTCCTTCATCCATTCTAAACATGTGTGCGCATTTGTGTTCTGGATCTTCTGAAAAGTTTGTATCTAAGAAAGAAGCTTTATCTTCCCATGCCCAGTCAATAGTAAACATATAAGTACCTTTACGTTTGACACCTTTGCAATCTACTAACTCAGCTCTACAATTTGCTAATCTGTTTCTACGTTGCACGTTAACATAAGGAGAAAAACAATCCCAGTATTGGTGAATATTTAATTCATGTTTAGGGGCATCTTTTTTCCACACAAAAGCATGTATAGGTCTTCGTGTCCAATTAACTCCGTTAGGTAATAAACATTCAAACAATAAAGCTCTACGCTCTAATGAAGCTACACAATGTACATCACAAAACGTGTGCTCACCGTGCCCCTTTGTATGATCAAAGAGATATTCGTTTTTAATGTATGCCGAAAACGGCGGTATGTTATGATTTAAATATGCCATGGTTCTCTCCTACCACTTTACTTTATCAGCCCAATAGGCTGCTGACATTTTTCCTTTTGATATATTTTTACCGTGTCTAGCTTTAAAAGATTTACGTTTAGCTTTCATTCTAGCAGACTCTCCAGCTTTAGGTTTTCCTGCAGTGCTAGCTCCTTGCTCTCCAAATCGTATTGTTTTAATCTTAGAACCTTCCTTAGCAACCACTACATGTGATTTCTTTGGATGGCTAGGAGTTCTTTTAGGTTTATTAAAACCTGACACCCCTGCTCTAGTTAATCTTGAATCTTTACTCATCTGTATCTCCTTGTTTTCTTTGCAATAGTCTTTGGTTGTTTAACAAACTGTTTACCTTTTTTAGTACCTTTTCTTTTAGCTGCAGTTGTTGCTGCATATTCTTTAGCTGATAAAGATTTAATAGCTTTCTCAGGAAGATAACGCTCACCAGTCTCAGAAGATTTTTTCCCTGACTTAGTACGCCACTTTTGTTTGCCCCAATTCTTAAGACTTTTTTGACTTTTTTTTAGTACCATTATATAATTCTTTCAATCTGCTTATAGGAAAATTTTTATATGTAGATGTTATCATACGGTTTCCTACTCTAACAGGTTTTATTTTAAACATTAGCTTTTGTATCCGCCTCCTGCTTTTTTATAAGCTTTAGCTAATGCTTGTGCTTTACGAGCAGACCATTGTCCAGCTGCAGTACCATGAGATGCTTGAGATTTTATTCTATTAAATATCTTCTTACGCATTCCAGGCTTAGTATAGTTACCTGCTTTGTTAACTGTTGATTTTGATTTAGTTGCTGGTTTTCTTTTAGTTGTCATTTTTGTTTGTGCCCTTGTTATCATATTATTCTTTAATAATTTTATCGCAATGTTTTACACCAGTTTGATCCGTTGTCATTAAACATTTTTCTAGACTGCATGTATACTGTACTTGATTTCCTGAGTTCCTCTCCGCCGTGCGCTTAGCTGTAAGGCACGTACTTAAATTATCCTGGTGATACCAACCTTCTATATTTTTATTGCCGCCATCATAAACATATAAACTAAGTATAATAACTGTTTCAATGACTCCCATTTTTTCTTTCCTCTAAATCTATAATACGATCTTCGTGAAACTGTATAATCATTTCATTCTTTAATATAAGTGGTACTTCAGCTTCCATTTGTTCTTTAAGTTTTTCTGTACTCTCGGCAAGGTATTCAACCAACATGTAGAGCTCTTGGACTTGTGGACTAACCATGTCTCCTTTAGGAACTCCATCAATAAAAGTATTTGCAGCTTCTAGATCTTTTTCCATTAGTTGTAATTTTGTTTCTATATTATTAAGTCGCTCAATGACGCCAAACCCGAACCAAGCACCCACAAGACAAGCGCCAATAATAGTAATAAGGTTACGCGCTGGCATTGAGATTGCGGTGTTTTCATCTACGTTTACTCTTTTCATACTTCATCTAATTGTACAAATTTACCTTCACAGAAATATTCAAATGATTCCATTTCCATTCCATCTGTATTTCTAAATTTTAATAATAAACTATCTACTAATGTTACTTTATTGTCAAATAAATATTGTTGACAAGCATCTTCAGAAACAAATTGTATTTCTTGAAGATAAGTATTTCTAGTTTCTTCTCCCCCAAACCACATCATAACAGTAAGAATCCAAACCATTAGATCTCTCCGCTAATTTTAATTGCACTAGCTCCTGTCTGTGCAGCAACGTCCATAGCTTTTTCTACTAGCTCTTGTTTCATTTCACTTTCTTTATTCATTTGATCCATCATCATTTTATCTTCTTTTAGTTTACGATCTTCATCAGTATTCTCATCTTTGATAATAGTCTGTGCTTCTTCTAAAGCCATTTTATCTTCATGAACTTTTAAATCATTCATCATTTTTTGTGCACGTAAAGCAAGATCTTTTTCTTGTAATTCAATTTGAGGATCTTTTCTTTCACCTGCCATGATCTTAGCTTTTTCTTCATCAAGTTGTAATACTTTATCTGAAGCTTCAGCTGACATCATTGCTATTTGATTTTCTAATTCAGGTGGGAGTTGTTGTGCTGGCATTTGACCAGGTTGTCCAGGCTGGCCAGGTTGTGGCTCCATTGGACTAGACATAATCATTTGCTGCATTTGTGGATCAGGAATCATCTGAGCCATTTCTTGTCTATACTTCATAGATAAATGTTCTTGAATATGTGCCATTAATATTTGTGCCATCTGTCTATTTTCATTATATGCTGGATTTTGTAACATAGTTCCATGTACAATAATATGCGCATCATGATTTTGATCTACTCTAGCTTTTAAAGGCGTGCCTTTCATAGCCATCATGTTTTCAGTAATAGGGTCTCCAGTAAACGGAGGTTGTGATTGTGCTAAATATCTTTTAGGATCTTCAACACCCATAGCAGAAAATAATTCTTGACTAATTAATTGCATGTTGTATTGTCCTGGATTCTGTTGTGCTATAGACATAATTGCATTTATTTTAGCAATACGATGCGCCTCTGTAGGCATATTAGGATCTGATACAGGTATTACATCAATACTTTTTAAATTAAAGTCTTGACTAAATACTTGCTGTGCCCCACCTGCTACTTCGTAAGGATATACATTTGGTAAATACTCTTGATCTAATCTTGCAAGAATTCTTAAATCTTTAGTTTGTGCTTCATGCATACGTTTATGTACCGCTGCAAACAGTTTACTAGACTGTTCTAGTAAAGCCATAGTGGTTCCGACCGGTCCGTAATTGCTTCCAGATTCTACCACATTATCTGTGGCATCTGCAAACTCACGTGCGGCGTTAGTTACATATTGCATTAGGTTAAATAATGTACTTGACGGTTCTTTAAATGGCAAAGGTTGTAGAGACTTTCCAAGATCACCAGCCGGACTATTTACTTCACGCCATTCACCAGGGGCAATAGGTTCATCGGGTGCTAAGACACGTAATCCGTGAGCTTTGAATCCTCCTGGTAAATTTGCGAATGTTCCAGCGTCAATAAGCTGGCGCATTGATGAAGTTGCGGTTTTTGTTAAACCACCAATTAAATGTAAATAACCATA